AATAAAATTAAACATGACCGTCATGGAGAAAGAATCTACAGCAACGTCTGTCTTGAAGTTTACTTGCCCTCACGTGGAACGTGCTTGCTACAACATGTCAATCTCGCTGCCTGTACTGTCGGCAACATACAAGAGGGTTTCTCTGCAGCTATGTCCGAGTTGTGTGATCTCCATGCACGGACAGGTGTTGGAAAATCTGGAGAATACCTTGCCTCATCGGTTGACAAACAAGTGGGACTTGGGATGCTCGGTCTTGCCAACCTCCTTAGACGTGAAGGCATCACATACGAACAGTTCGGACACGCCCTTGACGCAGTCAACTACGGACTAGAACCAGAAGGAACTGCTGGTATCATAGCTAGAGAAATAGATCTAGGTATACAAAAAGCAAAACAGATAGCATTGTCTCACCAAATGGAAAGGGCATTTGCTATTGCACCGACTGCATCCTGTAGTTACAGTTCAAAAGATCTCGATGGTTACACATGTTGTCCTGAGATTGCACCACCTATAGCTCGAAGTGTTGACCGTGATAGCGGTACATTTGGAGTTACATCATATGATTATGGCGATGTGGAGATCGCCTCTGAAGTTGGCTGGGACGCATACAAGCGTGTAGCAGACGGCATCATGACAATGCTCCACAAAACGGGACTTCTTCACGGATACTCATTTAACTCTTGGAGTGATGTGGTAACCTACGACAATACGTTCGTTGAAGAGTGGCTGGACAGCCCCCAAACATCTTTATATTATTCCCTTCAAGTTATGGGTGATACACAAGATAAGTCCAGTGCCTATGCTGCATTAGATGAAGGTGATGTAGACGATTACTTGAGTGGGATTCTTAAACCCGAACCCATTAAGTGCATAGGTTGTGAAGAATGAACCCTTATGAAAAACTATTTCAACGGAAGCGAAAGTGGACTCCCGTTAAACCTACAAAAGGAAAACTACTTGAAGGTAGTGAAGAAGCCATCTACCGTGCTCTGGCAATACGCCATATGGAGTTACCTGTCGGTGCCTTCATCACGGAAACTCTTAGTAAAGAAGTTCCCGAAATTGCTAGACTACTTCTCGAAGACAATGTAAAAGATGAGGAGCGACATGACGTTGCTCTCAACTACATTGCTGATGTCCACGGACTAGATGAGAAGGCAGAAAGAGAAGCAAAACTTTTACGTGATGCTTGGATAGCTCACCCAGACCACACCATATTAAAAGCATTAGTAGCAGAACGTGCAATCTTCTTTGTTATACTCCCTTTTAATCGTTTTTGTGGTGATGCAGCTCTTAGAACCGTATCGGCTGATATATCCAGAGATGAGCAGATCCACGTGGCTTGCAATAGCCTCGTATGTGCTGATATGGGTTTACGCCCTAGTCCTTCTTTGGATAAACTTAGAAAAGCTACAATTAATTGGATCTTTGAACCGCTAAAACACAAAGCAGACAACAAACATTTAAGCAGAAAATTTTGGACAGATTGTAGTGATCGTCTAATGTATGAGGGTAAAGCCCCAGAACTTTCTGACACTAAGCGAGCACGTATGCCCGCATTTTTTGAACATGCAAACACCAACTTACCACAGTACTCTTGACTGGGGACGCATCGAGAAGATCGTTGATGAACTCGAACAGCAGTTTCCAGATAAGTTTCCAGACCACAACCTATCAGAGAAAGCAATATCTTATAGGGCTGGTCAATTATCAATCATAAGATTATTAAAAAATAAAATTAAAGGAGAATAATTATGTGTGTCGGCCCTATAGCTAACCTCTTCGGAGGAGGTAGATCAACCCCAGCTGCCCCACCAACACCAGCCCCACCAACTACACCGCCACCCCCAATGCCAATACAACAGGCACCTACACCATTACCAGACGCTCCAACACCAGTGCCCATCTCTGAAGATGAGACAAAAAGAAAAGCAAAAGTAACAGCTAAGAAAGTTGCTAAGAAAGGTAGAGGACAAGCAGGTACTTCTCGTTTAGCAACTAAGAAACCAACCACTGGTGGACTTAGAGGTATACAAACTGGACAAGGTACCAACACAGGAAGCGGTGGTAGCGGTAGTAGTGGAGGAAGTTATTAATGAAGAAGGCACGGCAAAGATACAATGAGTTATCTAGTCACCGTGAACAATTCCTTGAAGTAGCATATGAGTGTGCGGAACTAACTATTCCCACACTTATCATGCGTAATGAAACTAATAATTACCAGTCATTCGTAACACCTTGGCAATCAGTTGGAGCCAAAGGAGTCACCACATTAAGTTCAAAACTTATGCTAGGTCTTCTACCTCCGTCTACAAGTTTCTTTAAGTTACAGCTTGATGATTCTAAGTTAGGTGTAGAGATACCTCCAGAAGCAAAGAGTGAATTAGATTTATCTTTTGCTAAGATAGAACGTATGATAATGGAAAGCATTGCTGCCTCTACAGATAGAGTACAGATCTTTGCAGCATTAAAACATTTAGTTGTTACAGGAAACGCTTTAGTATATATGAATAAAGAGGGTATGAAAGTATATCCTTTAAATAGATATTGTGTAGAGCGTGATGGGAACGGTGAGGTAATAGAAATAATTACCAAAGAAAAAGTAAATAAAAAGATATTAGGGTTACCAGAAGTTGACGATGACAACAGCGTTAATGATGAGAGCTCTGACGACTACAGCGGTAGTAAGGATGTAGACGTGTACACTTGTGTTAAGAGAACTGACAAAGGTTGGCACTGGCATCAAGAAGCTAAGGACATGATACTACCAGACAGTGTAGGTAAAGCTCCTTTAGATAAATCCCCTTGGCTCCCCCTCCGTTTTGTTACGGTGGACGGAGAGGACTACGGACGTTCTAGAGTAGAGGAGTTCCTTGGGGACTTAAAATCTTTAGAGGCATTGATGCAAGCTCTTGTTGAGGGCAGTGCAGCAGCAGCTAAAGTTGTCTTTACGGTATCACCTTCAGCTACAACAAAACCATCATCCCTTGCTAACGCAGGTAATGGAGCTATCATACAAGGTAGACCAGATGATGTTGGAGTAGTGCAGGTAGGTAAGACAGCTGATTTTCAAACAGCGTTTCAACTTGTTAACGTATTAGAAAGAAGATTAGCAGAAGCCTTCTTAGTATTAACTGTACGACAATCAGAAAGAACTACAGCAGAAGAAGTAAGGATGACTCAGATGGAGTTAGAACGTCAGCTTGGCGGTCTCTTCAGTTTGTTAACGACTGAGTTTTTAATACCTTACCTCAAACGTAAGATGCACACGCTAACTAAATCTAAACAGATTCCTAGCGTACCCTCTAATCTAGTTAAACCTACCATAGTTGCAGGTATAAACGCACTAGGTAGAGGACAGGATAGAGAAGCACTTGTTCAATTCATTACAACCATAGCACAGACTATGGGGCCAGAGGCTCTTGCTCAGTATCTAAATGCTGACGAAGCAATCAAACGTCTTGCAGCCGCACAAGGTATAGATATACTTAACCTTGTCAAGAGCATGGAAGAACGTAATGCTGAACAACAACAAGCTATGCAGGCACAGCAGATGCAGTCCCTGACTGACCAAGCTGGTCAATTAGCTGGCACTCCTTTAATGGATCCATCTAAAAATCCAGAAATCACTGATGCAATTAACACAATGACAACTGGTAATGTACCACAACCACAGTAATTATGGCAGAAACAATACGCTACGACACATCTGAAGATCCTGTAGTAGCACAAGAAGTAGCAGAGAAAGAGGCTGAGTCTTTAAAGATTGGCGAAGAACTTATGCAGAAGCAAGATAAAATGCTTGCTGGAAAGTATAAAAATGCCGAAGAATTAGAGTCAGCATACATAGAACTGCAAAAGAAACTAGGAGAAACTCCTACAAGTAAGGCTGAAGATACTGCAGAACCAGAAACAGAGTATCAAATGTATTCTGATGATGGCTCTGTTAACTATGAAACAGCTAACGAATTGTATGGTGAACAACTAGGTAATACATTTAAAGATAATGGCATAGATCCATTTGCAATGAACAAACATTTTGCAGAGAACAATGGTACTTTGTCTGACGAAATGTATGACCAACTAGGTAATGCTGGTTTAAATAAACAGTTGGTAGACTCATATCTGAATGGTTTACGTGGTGAGCTAGGTTATGAAAATGCACAACCAACCTTAAGTGATGTAGAAATCAACGAGGTAAAGGCAATAGCCAATGGAGAGGAGGGATATAATTTACTTATGGAATGGGCTAGCAATAACTTAGAGAAAGAAGACATACAAAATTATGATAGTGTGTTAGCCACAGGAAATAAGACAGCTATAAAATTTGCAGTGAAAGCACTTATGGGACAGTATGAAGATGCCAACGGACGTGATTCTAAAATAGTTACTGGTAAACAATCACCTCAAGAGACTTACAGAAGTATGGCAGAGGTTGTAAGAGATATGAATAAACCAGAGTACACATCTGATGAAGCGTTCAGAGATGATGTCATTAGAAAACTATCCGCATCAAACTTAAAAGTATAGGAGATTAATCATGCCAATGGGTAAGGGGACTTACGGAAGTAAGAAAGGTAGACCAGCAAAAAAAGGCAACGGTGCTAAAAAGTTAATGGCTAAAAACCCAAAGATACCACCAAAGGTAGCTAAAGCCATTGCTAAAAACATGAAGAAAAAAAAGTGATGAAGCCCTGTACGTGTAAACATAAATGAAACTAACTACTCGCCAACAGAATACTTTAAAAAAACATTCTGAACATCATTCTGCAAAGCACATGGCTTTTATGAAAAGATTGATGAGGCAAGGTGTCTCATTCTCACAGGCACATAAGAGGGCACAAGCCAAGGTAGGTAAGTAATGCCTAAGAAAAAAAGTGTTAGCTTGTCTCTAGGTAGAGGTGAGAAATCCCGTAAGGGTGGTCTTACTGCTAAAGGTAGGGCTAAATATAATCGTGCAACTGGTTCTAAACTTAAGGCTCCACAACCTCAAGGAGGTGCACGTAAGCGTTCTTTCTGTGCCCGTATGAAGGGTAACAAAGGGCCAATGAAAGACAGCAAGGGTAGACCTACAAGGAAAGCTCTTGCATTACGAAGATGGAAATGTTAATCATGCCAAAGAAAAAGAAAAAGTCTAAACCAACAAAGAAAAAGGGGTACTAACATGGCTGCCAAGAGAGGACTTTATGCAAACATTCACGCCAAACGTAAGCGTATCAAAGCTGGCTCTGGTGAGAAGATGAGAAAACCAGGGAGCAAAGGAGCTCCCACCGCTGCCAATTTTAGAAGGTCAGCAAAAACCGCAAAAAAACGTAAAAAGAAATGACACACAACCACAACAATGACAAGTGGCACGTAGCTGAAGAGCTCAATGGTCGCCTTGCAATGATAGGAGTAGTAGCTGCTATAGGTACATACTTCTTTACAGGTCAGATTATACCTGGAATTTTATAATCAACATGCTCCCATAAGAGGTCGGCTCTAGCTGGTGGGAGCATTATAACCTCGTACATTTTACATATTTATACACATGGCTGCAATCTCATTACAAAGAGAAACAACCAATAAGTGGCAAGAGTTATGTAAGTGGGTTACAAGCACAGACAACAGACTATACGTTGGTTGGTTCGGTGTACTTATGATCCCTGCATTACTTACAGCTGCAACCTGTTTTATTATCGCCTTCATAGCTGCTCCACCTGTTGACATAGACGGGATACGTGAACCAGTTTCTGGCTCTCTACTCTATGGAAACAACATCATCTCTGGGGCAATCGTCCCGTCATCAAACGCAATCGGTCTGCACTTCTACCCAATCTGGGAGGCTGCAACCATTGACGAATGGCTCTACAATGGTGGGCCATACCAACTTATCGTATTCCATTTCCTCATCGGTGTCTCTGCTTATATGGGACGACAATGGGAACTTAGTTACAGATTAGGTATGAGACCTTGGATAGCAGTAGCATACTCAGCTCCAGTCTCAGCAGCCTTTGCTGTATTTCTTGTCTACCCTTTCGGGCAGGGGAGTTTCAGTGATGGTATGCCTCTTGGTATTTCTGGTACTTTTAATTTCATGTTTGTATTCCAAGCCGAACACAATATCCTTATGCACCCGTTCCATATGCTCGGTGTTCTTGGGGTATTCGGTGGTTCTCTTGCCTCTGCTATGCACGGAAGTCTTGTTACTTCTTCTCTTATCAAGGAGACAACTGCATTGGAAGCTCAGAACTATGGTTACAAATTTGGACAGGAAGAGGAGACATATAACATCGTTGCAGCTCACGGCTACTTCGGACGTTTACTTTTCCAATATGCAAGTTTTAACAATTCTCGCTCTCTACACTTCTTTCTGGCTGTTCTCCCCGTGGTTGGCATATGGTTTACCTCTATGGGTATAGCTACTATGGCATTTAACTTAAACGGTTTCAACTTCAACCAATCAGTTGTTGATGCAAACGGGAAGGTTATTCCCACATGGGCTGACATAGTTAACAGACAGAACCTTGGATTCGAGGTAATGCACGAGCGTAACGCACATAATTTTCCACTAGACCTTGCATAGATTTACATTAATTTTAACTTTAATTACAAATCTATTTATCATAGCTGGTGTCACTAGACACTGGCAGCCACGTCCGTTCATCCTTCGGGACGCATGCAATCAGATCATGGAACGGGGGTCTGATACTGAGGTATATTATGACTCAAGTAGAACTACAAGCTCGTCTTAAAGAGCAGAAGGATCATGCTAGAGCTATGAAACTTAAGTATCGTGGCATCGCATATACACCAAACAGGTAAATGGCATACAGGGAGGTTCGAGTCCTCCCTTACCTATTGGCATCAGCCTCTACGGAGATACCTAATGCCGTCATGACGGTGGGATAGACCACAACATCAGTATGAGTCTTAACTGAAACAAATAAGATTCCAACAAAACTAGATCTAGAAACGATAATTAATACCTTATAAAAATGGCACAACAGTCAACAAATAACCCAGCTTCACAAACCTTTCTGGGTAGAATAAATACAGCGACAAACGCTACAAACAACAGAGACCTTTATTTAAAGCTGTTCTCAGGTGAGATGTTTACTGGATTCCAAAGGGAGACAATCGCACGTGACCTAGTCATGAAGCGTACGTTAACCAACGGAAAGAGTTTACAGTTCATCTATACTGGTCGCACAAGTGCGGAATACCACACACCTGGAAACAGTATATTAGGAAACTCTGACAAAACTCCTCCAGTAGCAGAAAAAACAATTACAGTCGATGACCTATTAATCAGCTCGGCTTTTGTTTATGAGCTAGATGAGACACTAGCACACTATGAATTGAGAGGAGAGATCTCTAAGAAGATCGGCTACGCACTTGCACAAAAGTATGATAGACTAATCTTCAGAGCTATTGCTAAAGGTGCTAGACAGGCATCTCCAGTATCACTAACCAACTTCGTTGAGCCAGGTGGTACACAAATCAGAGTTGGTGCGGGTTCTAACGCAGACGATGCTCTTGATTCA